GACTTTTGAATCTGCACAAGATGCACAAGCCATGCACGGTATTGACGTAGAAGCAGAAATTATGGCTGCTTTGGCTCAAGAAATTACTGCTGAGATTGATCAAGAAATCCTTCTCAGCTTGCGTTCTTTGGCTGCTACTGAGTTTACATACAACCAAGCTACCGTTTCAGGTACAGCTACATTCGTTGGTGACGAACACGCCGCTTTGGCAGTGTTGATCAACCGTGTTGCTAACTTGATCGCCCAACGTACACGTCGTGGCGCTGGTAACTACGCTGTTGTTTCTTCAGCTGCCTTGACAGTATTGCAAAGTGCTACAACTAGCGCATTTGCACGTACTACAGAAGGTACATTTGAAGCTCCTACAAACACCAAGTTTGTTGGTACATTGAACGGCGCTATGCGTGTGTTCGTTGACTCTTATGCTAGCGACACTACACCAGTGTTGGTTGGTTATAAAGGTTCTTCAGAAGCTGACGCTCCTGCATTCTACTGCCCATACATTCCTTTGATGTCTTCAGGCGTTGTGCTGGATCCAAGCACATTTGAACCAGTTGTGTCATTCATGACACGTTATGGTTACATCGAGTTGACAAACACTGCATCTAGCTTCGGCAATGCTGGTGACTATGTTGGCGAGATCGCTGTATCTAACTTGTCTTTCAGCTAATCACTGCAAGGCTTACCCAGGGATGGGAAGGTACGAAAAAGCCCCGCAAGGGGCTTTTTCTTTGGCTATATAAAATATGATTTATTCTTACTCAAAACTATTTGATCCAAAGCCTTACGATTATGGTCCGTGGCTAACACAAATTATGCCTGACCAGTGCTTGGTGTTTAATGGTGGTGACTTTGGCACACAGGATCAATGGGAGACCAGCAGAGAAATTGTATCAAAAAATTTAAAGCAAGCAGTTGCTCAGTTTGGTATTACTAGTATTAAGATAGATGTATCAATGAATCCTATGTTATTATCAGACATACGCCTTACACAAGCAATACATGACTTTGATAAAATTGCATCAACTGAAGTATTCCACACTGATTACAGTATTAGAAATTTACTGTCACCAAAGTATATATTTTTGCCAACTATACTTTGGATCTACAGCACAAGATATGAAGGGTGGGCAGGAGCAGACGCATATGATGCGGGCACTAACAAAACTCGTCCTCTAATGAGTTTGAACAGACAACCTAGGCTTCATAGAGTGTTATTGTTTAACGAGTTTTGCAAGAGACAATTATTTTCACATTGTGATTTTAGCTTTGTATTTCAAGTGCAAGGTGTGAATTGGGAATTTGATTTTCCATACTTGAATACAGATGATAGGCAGTATTTTATTAACAATCGGAATTTGTTACCAATGCTGATTCCCAACGAAACATTGGATTTTGTAACAGCAGTAGGCGATATCTCAGTTAACAGACCAGTGTACCATGCATGTGCAGTAAATTTAGTAACTGAAACTAGTTTTGATATGCCCTGGTTTAGTGAAAAAATTTGTAAACCATTTGTGGCAAATCAAATACCAATCATAGTAGGACCGTTGGGTATTAATGCGTATCTCAAAAGTACTGGGTTAGACATGTTTGATGATCTAGTCCCGTGGCATACATGGGATCATGTGTTTGACTTATCAACAAAAATCAAGCTCATAGCACAATTTGTTGAGCAATGGGTACTCAGCGGCACTATGTTGCTAGATTACCGTGAAAGAATAGAAAGAATTAACTATAATAAATTTTACTTTCATAGTCAAGAGTTTAGAGATAGAGTAATGTTTAATACATAAGCCGCAAATATTTTAGTTAAATATCTCTATGCAAACAATATTCAAACATTCAAAAAAAGATGCATTTCTTATAGGTCAAACAATTCTAGTGCTATTAACAGCTATAGTAATGGCTAGTCTTGATCTTAATGTCTGGTGGAATTTGTTTATAGCACCATTTCATGTTATGCTAATTCTTAGTATGCAAAACACATCGTTACATCATCATACACATTGGGCAACATTTGATAAAAAGATTTTTAATAACGTATATGAACTATTGCTTGCGGCATCAGCAGGGTTATCGCCGCAAGTGTATAGAATTGTTCACTCTGTGCATCACAAGTATGTAAATGATTCTCCAGTTAACGGAAACACTAAAGATGGAATTTCTGTATTTGCAAAAGGAATAAACGGAGAAGTTGAAAATGCTTGGAAATTTTGTTTCCGTAGAGCCGTTATTGCTTGGACAATCCCGTGGAAATATGTTTTATGTCAAATCTGGCAACCAGAACGTGTTAAATTACCAATGATAAATTATATTCTTTGGCGTAGGGAACAACTTGCATTTGTTACATTTATTGTATTCTTGTTTTCTTTAAACTTTATATACGGGCTTTGGTTTTTATTTGTAATCAGTTTTGCAGCTTGTTTTTTAAATTATGCCTGGCACTATGGAGAACACTATGGCAGCTATCACCATCGCGGTGACACCACACAAGATTCGGTGGGAATTTATAACAAGTGGTATAATATTTTTTGTTTTAATTCGGGGCTACATCAAGAGCATCATCACCGCCCAGGCGTACATTGGACAAAATTATCTGAAATTACTCCAGTTCTTCCAGCAGGAAGAGTAATAGCTAATGGTATGCATATATTTAATGTGCCTTGGAAAAAAGATTTTAAAGCACTTTTGGTTAAATCTTAAACCAAGATAGATATTGAGCAATTTTTTTAGTTACACTTGCCCAATCTCCACGAGTGGGTTGTCTAAACAATCTAGCATTAGAATACCATGGCGAGCTATCTCTGTCTAGCAGCCAGCGCCAATCAAGCGCATACTGATTAAGCATAATCCATGTTGGTCTTCCCAACGCACCAGCGAGATGTGAAATAGCGGTGTCAACAGAAATTATAACATCAAGATGTTGCATAAGTGCAGCAGTATCTGCAAAACTTCTAATACTACCTGGATAACGAGTAACACCAGCATCAGCTAACGCTAGTTCCTCATCTTCGGTAGCATCAATTTGCAAGTTAATCCATTCATACTGAGGGTTTGCTCGAACCATTTCTAGTATAACAGGAAACGGTACACTCTTGTGTCGGTTAATCCAGGAATCCCTGCGCCCACTCCAACTGATGCCAACACGCATGCGATGTTTCAAGCCCAGTCGTTGTTGCCATTCTTTAACTAGTTCAGGATCTGAATTCATGTAGCTTTGTATTTTAGGCAAGTTATCTACAGTAACACCCAAAATTCCCGGAATACTCATGATAGGTACCCAGGTATCAAACGTTCCAGGATCATCGTTGTAGCCGCCAACCCATTCAATAATATTACTACGAGCCAACATTGGAACAAGCCCATCTGTAACTTGTAATTTTACTTTTGCACCCTTTGCATGCAAGTTGTATATAAATCTAACAAATTGGATATTATCACCGTGTCCTTGCTCGCCAACTACCAGAATAGTCTTGCCAGCAACATCCTCACCACGCCATTTTGGCTGTGAAAATTTTGGTTCAGTCCCTGCCAAGTGTTCGTATTCCCAGCGACTTTCGTATGCTGGCCAGCCTTGTTGATAGTTACCCATAAGCAAGTGGCTAACTGCTAGGTTAAATTTAGCAGTGATGTTGCTTGGGTCAAGTATAGCCGCATGTTGCAAAAATGGAACAGCACGTTGCGGAAAACCACATTCACGCATGACATTTCCGTAGTTGTTAAATGCCGCAGCAGAAGTAGGATCTTGTACAAACGCTAGTGCGTAGCACTGCAATGCTTTTTCGGGCTCGGTATTTTCCCGATGCTGGTTGCCTTGTTCAATAAGCTCATTAGTATTCATAGGGATATTTACGCTACTGCGGCTTCGTATTTTACATTTTCCATAAATACTTGTCAACACAATCGGGTGTTTTATGCTGAGATTAATACCCACAGCGTAGCGACTAGAACTCGCATCGGACTTCTTTAAGGAGAAAACAAAATGGGTCGTCCTCTAAAAATACAAAAATCAAGCACTGGATCAGGCAACGGCGGCGCAGCCGTTGGTGTGGATCTTGGCTATCCTAACTTTGATAGTTTAACAAACCCTGTGTTCAACAGTCCTGTTCAAACTCTAAACGGCACTCAATATCTTGGTGTTGTTGGCGGCGCTGGTCCAACTGATACTCCAAGTGGAACTAACCCACGTGTTGACGTCACTGTTAACATTACTAGTAGTGCCGGTGTTGCGCAAGGTTATATCATCCGTCAAAAAGGTTCTCACAAGTATCTAGTTGGTGATGTTACCAGCATTGCCGACGAAGACATGGTGGTTGGACTTGCTTACATGATTACCGCAGTGGGCACCACTGATTGGGTAGCATGTGGCGCCCCTAGCAACTATGGTGTAGGAACAATCTTTACTTGCTCAGCAGTTGGTGCAGGCACAGGTACCGCTAACTTGGTTGGTGTTTGCGTTCTACAAGACTCTGCAACACCCACAGCTGGGTTTATGAGTATCAGCTATATTGATGATACTTCGTCAGAAGTGTTTATTTCCAAGTTGACCAACAAGTTCTTGTTGGGCTGGGAAGGTGGATCTGATTACGCAGCCACATCTGTTGTTGCTGACACACGTCAAGTGGCCAACTTCTTTACTGATGAAGGCACGGTTATCAAGTCTGGTACTGCACAAACCACTATCAACGTGGCATTGGTACAAAACGTTACTTCTTAATTGATTTAACCCCTGGATCCTCCTAGATAACTACTAGGAGGATTTTTTATGAATGTAGCTTTTGTATTAGGTAATGGCGTTAGCCGGCAAAGTGTTGACTTAAACACAATATACCAGTTGGGAACAGTTTACGGGTGCAATGCATTGTATCGAGAGTTTAAGCCTCATGTGCTGATCAGCACAGATGCACCCATCAGCACACATATTCAGCAAACTGGATACAGCAAAGATAACATCCACTACACTCGCAAGCCACTTAGCGATACTGGGGCAAGACGCATATCGCAACAGTATTTTGGGTTTAGTTCGGGACCAATTGCTGTTGGTCAAGCAGCACTAGACAATCATCGAGTGATATATCTAGTGGGGTTTGACATGGGACCTACCCGTGTTGGTAAATTCAACAACATATATGCTGATACTGAATTCTATAAAAAAAGCTCATCAAACCCCACATACACTGGAAATTGGGTCAGGCAACTCAAACAAGTCATGAAAGATTTTCCTAAAACTAGCTTTTTCAGGGTCAAGGGAGACACTACTGCGGAAATTGGTGAGTTACAAAATGTCCCAAATCTTGTAAACATGCCCATGGCAGACTTTTTAAACCGCATAAATAACACAAAGGAACTCTAAATGTCCACCTATAAGCGTGTCAGCGGTAATTTAACTATTCAAACACTTAGCGCAAACGATATTGTAACTATCGATGCTGCTACAGTTAACATGACTGGTAACTTAACAGTTACCGGTAACGCCACACTTTCGGGCAATATTTCAGGTGACAAGCTGTTTAACGGTACAACCAGTATTGAAATTCAAACAGCTAGTGGTAATGCAAACATCACAGTTGGCGGAGCATCAAACGTGGCAGTGTTTACTCCTACTGGGCTAATTGTGACCGGTACATACACTGCTAACGGCACAATCACTGGCGGCAACTTGGCCACAGCAGGAACAGTAAGTGCAGGCGGCAACATCACAGGGGCAAACATCAACACCCCGGGTAATATTTTTCTAACTAGAATTTCCACAGCAACATCAAGTCCAGTAATTAGATTCTCTGATTCAAACACAGCCGTTACCACTCTTGGCGCAAACATTGGCGCAATTGAATGGGTCACAAGCGATGCTACTGGCGCAGGAGCAAGAACAACTGCGGCTATCAAAGCAGTATATGCTGACTCTAGCGGAAATGCTAACATTTTAATTCAATATGCAAACTCAGCAAGTCTGAGTACCGCAATTGCAATCACTGGTGTTAATGGATTTATTGGCATGGGAGGCAATGTTGCTCCAGCCCACAATCTTGCCATTGATGGAACAGTCTATGCAAGTGGTAACGTAACTGGTGGCAATATTATCACAGGCGGCGCAGTAAGCGCAACTGGCAACGTTTTGGCAACTGGCAACATTACTGGTGGAAACGTAGCAATAAGTGGTATAGTATCAGTAACTGGTAACATAACTGGTGGAAACATCATTAGTATCAGTGCTATCTCTGCTGGGTCGGGCGGTGTATATTCTACTGGCAATGTAACTGGGGGCAACGTAAACTCAGACGGCTTGATATCAGCTACTGGTAACGTATATGCCGGTGGAAACTTGTTAACACAAGGATACGTAAGCGCAACTGGGAATCTTCTTGGTAATGAATTAAGGGTATCAAATGCCAATGTATCAGGCAACATGTTTGGTACAGGTATTGGTGTTGAGAATATAGTATGGCAAAGCACAGATACTACCATTAGTTCTGTTAGTATGGCAAATATTGGAATTTTAACGTTTACTGCATTAGCCAATCAAGTGTACAAATTTCAAGCCTATATGCCAGCAGTCCCTGATGGTGCAACTACCACTGCGTTTTCAGTTAACTTCCCAAGCGGTACTTGCCAGTACACAATTGAAGCTCAAACCACAGCAACATCAGCTTTTTCAACGTCATCATCCAATACTTCTGACAGCTCAGGAGCAAGCCAGGCCATGACAGGTACCACTCTAAGAACCGTGCGAGTCTCTGGCACATATACAAATACTGCCAACACAGCCGTCACACTTAGAGGCCAAACCAGTGCTAGCAACGTCACTATTAAGTCTGGCTCCAATCTTTCATACACTAGAATCGGTTAAATTGTAATCCGGGTACTTTGGTAAATACACTAGAGGATCTGGATTATCTATGACACAACAAATCATTGACATTGGCGCCGCAGCCAATGACGGCACTGGTGAAAACTTGCGCAGTGCGTTTAACGCTGTTAATGAAAATTTCACGGAAGTTTATGCCGCGGGCCCTGTTGACAGCAACGTCCAGATTGCAAATAACACAATATCAATCACTGAATTAAATGGCAATTTAATTCTACAAGGCAATGGCATCGGGAATGTTGTTACAAACAACAACATGCGTCCCAATATTGATGCTGTTTTTGACATTGGTAACCCCTCTTTTAGATATGATACTGTATACGCCACATATTTTGTGGGTAACGGTAGTCTCCTTACGGGAATTTCGGGCGGTAGCGGCAACGGTACCGCTATTGCAAATGGTACATCTAATGTAGCAGTAGTTGGATCAAATGGTAATGTTAGTATTGGGATCAACGGAACTGGCAACGTTGCTGTGTTTACAAGCACTGGCGCCAATATTGCCGGCAACGTAAACGGCGGTAATCTTCGAACTACTGGGCAAGTCAGTGCTGTTGGCAACATTGTTGGCGGTAATATTGTTGGCGGTAACATTTATGTTGGTAATACAATATTGACTCGTACTCTAACAGTTGGCACACGAACAACGCCGGTAACGGTACCACTAGCTACAAATAACAGTTTCAATGTTGGAACACGCAGCAGCGGAAACGTGGTAGTCTACACCACATAAGTATAAAAATTGGAAAAAGACAATGGCAAATAAGATCCCGTTAATTATTAATGCAGGCACTGGGCAAATTCAAGAATTGCCTAGTGGTGATAACCTGCTGTTAACCAACAACGACATTCTTGGTGTTGGAAGTATCACAGCGGCAAACGGTATTGCTGCCGGCGGCAATGTCAATGCTACATATTTTATTGGTAACGGTTCACAGTTGACTGGAATTGCAGTAGTAGGTAACGGCACAGCAATTTCTAACGGTACTTCAAATGTAAACATTCCCGGCACAGGGTCAAACATCACATTTGGTGTTAATGGAACCAGCAACGTTGTAGTGATTGGAACAGACACAGTCACAGTCAAAGGTAACATCTTACCAATATCAAACGTAACCTATGACCTTGGTAGCCCATCTCAAAGATTCAATGACTTATATCTAAGTGGAACCACAATTGATTTAGGTGGCGCCACAATCAGTGCCAACGCCACTGCGTTGATTATTACAAACCCTGCCGGTGGAACATTCACTACTCAAGGTGCAGGCGCAGCAACAACTTATGGCAACGCCAACGTTGCGGCCAACTTGGCCGCTTTTGCAAATAATCCAGTATCAACTACAGGCAACATCAGTGCGGGATATTTGTTTGGAAATGGATCACAGTTATCTGGTTTACCCGCAACTTACAGCAACTCAAATGTTACAACACTACTGGCAGCACTGGGATCAAATATTATCAGTGGCACAGCTAACATAACAACAACTGCTAACGTTAGTGGCGGATTTATTTTGGGTAACGTTGCATTTGCATCGGGTATTCCTGCAACTTACAGCAACTCCAATGTTACAACATTGCTGGCTGCCCTGGGGTCAAATGTTATCAGTGGCACAGGCACAATAACAACAACGGCCAACATCAGCGGTCAGTATATTTTAGGTAATGGTAGTCAGTTGACTGGGTTACCAGCAACATATTCAAACTCCAATGTTCAAGCATATTTGCCCACATATTCTGGCAACGTTGGTTCACTAACTGCTACAGGCAATATCACTGTTGTCAACGGTATCTTTAGTGGTAACGGCGCTGGACTTACCGGCGTTGTTGCCAGCGGCAACGTTGGTGCTGCAAGTCAGTTGATAAACGGCACAACACAATTTAATATTCCAGTGGCCAACGGCAATGTGGTTGGTAACATTGGTGGCGTGACCAACGTTTATACTTTTGCATCAACTGGAATGAGCGTAGTTGGTAACGTAACAGCAAACTACTTTATTGGTGACGGTAGTCAGTTAACAGGGTTACCAGCGTCATACGGCAACGCCAACGTTGTGGCCAACTTGGCTGCACTAGGATCAAACCCAGTTAGCACTACTGGCAACGTGACTGCGGGATATTTTGTTGGTAACGGTTCACAGCTAACTGGTTTGCCTGCTGGCTATGCAGATTCAAATGTCACAACGTTACTGGCAGCGTTAGGTGCAAACGTTATTAGCGGCACGGGTAATATTACGACCACAGCTAACATTAGTGGCAATTATATCTTGGGTAATGGTGCATTGCTAACTGGTGTTATTACCAGTGTGGCAAATATTAATTCTGGTAACTCAAATGTAACTGTTGTAAGTTCAGGCGGTAATGTTGCAGTTGGTGTTGGCGGCACAGCCAACGTAGCTGTATATGCCACAACCGGTGAATATGTAACTGGCCTAATCAGTGCATCAGGTAACATCACTGGCGGATATTTTATTGGTAATGGTTCGCAACTGACTGGCGTTGTAGCCACCAGTATTGGTACACTGCCAAGTTTGAGTGTAACTGGCAATACTGTAACTGGCAACTTGAATGCATTGGAACAAGTTAGTGCCGTGGGCAACATCACCGGTGGCAACATTCTGTTTGGCATATTCAAATTACTCGGTACTGGTGAGGCACAAGTTGGTAATTTAACTGTTACTAATGGCCCGGGTACTGGCAACATTGTTGCTGGTAACATCATAAGTGCCACAGGTAATATATTAAGCGGCAGCAATATTATTGCAACTGCCAACGTCACCGGCGGCAACTTGGTAACCGGCGGATTGGTTTCAGCAACCGGCAACATCACTGGCGGTAACATACTAGCTGGGGGTGTCGGTACTCAAATCAGCACTGGTGGCAACGTCAATGGTGCAGCGTTTAATGGTAGTGTATATTTTGGCACTGGTATAGTAACAGGCACCGGC